ATATAATAATAATAACTGTGTTAGTAACTACTGGTATAATTTTTATAGGTGGAGGTATAGGACTATGGGTATTTGTAGATTGGTTAGAGAATAATGACGAAGAATAAACCTATAATAAATAAACCAATAACACACGATTTATTTGCAATTGAAGAGTGTAGTTTTTGTAATGGAGAAGGTAAAATACAAAGCGATGTATATGATTTAAATGATATAACTAAAGTTGCATATACTAAAAGTGAAGAGTGCGAAATGTGTAAAGGAACAGGAGTAGATACATGACACAAAAAATAAAAGTTACTGCTGAAATGGAGATAGAAGATGATATAGCTCTTGATGATTTATCAATGGATACTAGCTTAGGTTTATTAGGAACTATTAAATCTTACGATGTTAAGTATGAAGAAAAGAAAGAAGAAGGACCTAAACTTACTTATGATCAGATAAAAGAAAAGTATTTTGTAAAAGATATAAATATTGATACTGTAAGAAAAGAAACAATATCTGCTTTTATGACTCAAGAAAGTCGAAGATTTCATGACTTTGCTGTTGAAGCGATAGATTCAGCGGTACTTAAAGAAGATGTAGGAGTAGTACCAGATCAAGACTTGGATATATATAGCGAGATATTAAATGACGAATATTATTCTGAAGTTCTAGCAACAAAAGAATTGAAAGATAAACATGGCATTGAATAAGAAAACATCTTTAAAGACTTCATTAAAGTTTAATAAAGTGTTAGAAAGAATACATGAATTAAAATTAGAATCCATTAAGAATAAATATCCTGTTGCTCTTTACTCTAAAGTTAATGATATAGATGTAAGAGTAAAAGGACTCTTTGAGATATATAAAAATCAAAAATGAATTATATTTGGCAAGTTAAAAGTGGTTCTAAAAAACCAAGAAAAGTAAAAGTATCCAGATTAATAAAAAAAATTAATGAAACTCTTTTTCAATCTCAACTTTTTCCTAATAAAGAAAAAGCAATTAAGTATATAAAAACTCTAAAATGACGATAGGGTACGGAATATTACTATTTTTTCTAGGATCGTTCATCACTATTATTGGCTTATATATAGCTTATAATATAGGTAGTAGACCTTCTAAAAAGTAAGAAAAGACTTCACTTTTGTCATCTTTTTTAAATTAAGCTCACTAGCACTGTTAAGTAAAATTTTTTAAGCTCACGTTCGTGAGCGACCTTTATTAGATAAATAGACTTTACAAAGACGATAAAATGTGCTAACCCTAATTTAAATGTTAGTGTATTTTCAGTTCAGGCGTTGTGGTTATTACGCTAAAGGGCTTATCGAGGCTGACAATTTAGAGGTAGCTGAAAAGGCTCTCTGGTCTGAGCATGTGGGCACATTTAAATGGGAACCTGAATTAAATTATATTCCCGAAGATGCCAACTCACTAACTATAGAGGAGTATAAATATGAGCGTAGCTCTGATAGAAAAACTGAACCAGAAAAGAAGTTTGGAAGCCAAATGGGCTAGTGAGTTTTTAGCGAATGGCGCAGTTACTGTTGAAATGGTTAATATCTCAAGAGAGGTAAAGAAACTAGAACAGGAATTAACAAACGATAGCGATCCGACTAAAACATAGTTCGCTGTACATTATTGGATAATTAAATTACCATAGTAATATGGCAAAGATACCTACATCACGATTAAATTCTGCTCCTGTAGAGTATAAACAAAATGATTTTAACCAATTAATTGAAGACTTACAAGACATGATTAAGATATTAAACTCTACTTACCCTAAAGATCAGAACGATGAGAGAGAAAGACAAGTGTGGTTATTAGGAAATTAGATGGCTAATATTTATAAAAATGAAATGTTCGCTTTAGCTAATACTGGTACAAATTTATTATATACTGTACCTGCTGATACACGTGCTATTATTAAAACTTTACAAACTACTAATAATGGAGCGAATACTGTTGTAACATTAAGTGCTAATAATACGACCACAAGTTATAATGCAGCGATTGAAGATGTAGTGACTAATACTGCTGTAAACATGTTGAAAGGACCTTTGATCCTGGAGGAGTCCCAAACTCTTTCTATTAGTGCAGGAACTGCTAATGTTATTTCTGGAGTTCTATCTGTACTAGAAATAAATAGGAACGAGCAATAACGATACTTGTATTTAGACTAAATTTATAATATATAAGAATTACTTAATCTAATTATAAGGAAATTCAAGTGTTATTCTGGTTTTTTAGGAAATTAATTTTAGCAATATTTTTAATCATTCTTTATATCATTCTTACTATATAGAAAATATTTTTGAAAAAAATAAAATGAAAAAATATAAAAAGAGCCAATACCAATACCTTTTCGACTACTCTTCAATTATACCAATGATAATAACTGGTATTGGAGCTTACTTTATGCCAATACCACCAATACCCGAGGCTGCCGTGAGAACTTAATTTTAATGTATATTGTTTAATTTTATTGTATATATAGTATATTTAGCAAGTTAAAGTTAAGATAATAAATAAAAAAAAGAAAGGAGAAATATGTCTATCAATTTAGCTGTTAAGCCAAAGGTAACACTAAAGACTAAAAAGTCTGAAGTAGTGAAGCCTAAAGCAAAAGTTAAAGCTATGGATCCTAAGACTTTTAAAGGAACTTATAAGTATGACAGAGATGCTAAAATTCAACTCTGTGTACCTAAAAATCCTAAAAGAGAAGGATCAGGTGGCTGGAGAAGATTTAACTTATACAAAAATGGCATGAAGATTAGAGATTTCCTTTCAGCAGGGGGAAAGACAATTGATTTAGATTGGGATAGAGAAAGAGGCTTTATCGCAGTAGAAGTTATTGATGCTCCGGGTGCTGGTGGAAAATCTGAAAAATCTACATACACATTAAAAAGTTAAACTTGTTTTATTATGATAATTTTTAATTATTATAATAATAGTAGTAGTAGCCACAGACTTCGTTAAAATCTCTGTGGCTATTATAGGTAGATACTGTTGACGCCAGTATAAAACCCTAGAGGAGTTCTGCCAGGTATCTACTGCTAAACTAGAAAGGAAGCTTTGGGGGTGGCAACTAATATGCGGGAACCCGAAATTGATAAGTAGGGCAAACCCCCTTAAAGAAAGGAGAAAGTTATGTCAACTAGAGCATGTTATACATTTAAAGACAAAGAAGGTGCATATAGTATTTATTATCATCATGATGGATATCCTTCGAATGCTTTAAAAATGATTAGTAAAGCCAAAGAGGCAGCTTGGGAATTTCCACGATTTGAAGCTGACGAATATGCTGCAGCTTTTTGTTGCATTGCCAAAGATGGAAAACGTGGCGGAGCAAGGTTAACTGAAGGACCACATAGACATGGTGATTTAGATTATCGTTATGATATTTGGTTTCAAGATAATGACTTAATGGTAACAATCTGGCATGTAGATTTCTATAATGAAAAACGAATGGATACAGGTAATATATACGAGATGTGGTCTAAATATGTTGCTAGAAAAGAATAATATTGTTTAACTTGATTTTTACTCTTATATTTTTAAATTAAGTTAAATTAATAAAAAGGAGAAAGTTATGGATATAGATAAACTTAAAATGTTATTTAAGGATATTAAATATCAAACTGATTACATGGAAGGGAGTTGGGGAGATACTTCGATGTTATCTCGTATGGCTCGTGAAGATGATATAAGTCCTTGGTCGATAGAAGAATTGATTGATAAATTCTGTAAAGAGAATAAAATCAATCTTGACGAAAAGACTTGTGTTATATGTAATAAACTTTTTACTGAGTTTGGGGCTAATCCACAACCAGTAAAAGAGAGTGGAGTATGTTGTAATAAATGTGATAACGAAGTCGTGATACCGGCTAGAATGGAGGGTTTAAATGCCAAAAAATAGTATCTCTGATGTTGTAGCTTTATCTTGGTTACAACGAGAAGAAACAAGGAATGAAGAAGGGAGTATTACAGATGATGAATTGAAAAAGTATCTTGAAGACTTTGGAAAAAACTATATCATCTATAAGGCTGATTATAATGAAAAACCTCAAGACTTAACTAAATATGGTTTAAGAGTAATTACTCATCGGGCTATTTATAGAGGTTACGATGTTTACTTTACTGCTGAAGGTTTCGATATAATACTTGCTGATGCTCTTATCCATAGAGAGAAAAGTAATACTGATGAAGCAGGAAAGAGATATAAAGCTATGGAGCATATCGATAATATGCATAGAGAGTTACAAAAGCAAATAAATACTAACATTCAAAGAGTAGACGCACAAGTCAAAATAAAACGATAGTTGTTTAATATTGTTCTTCTTTCTATATATTTAAAATAAATAAATATAGAAAGGAGAACTTATGAATACTAAAAAATATATAGAGTCCTTGGAAGAAAAATGCCTAGGAGAGACATTTGACGCCACTTATAACGAAAAAAATAAGATAGCAATATATAATAACAATATAGACGATACTATTTTAACTATTTATTACGATGAATCTAAAAATATAACTATTTCAGAATTTTACGATAATAAATATTGGACTACTATTGCTTTTAAAACTAAATTAAACCCAGATGAAATAGTATTTTATCATACTTATTTTATAATAGAAACTTTTTAATATTGTTTAATATTGTTATCTATTCTATATTTTTAAATTAATTAAAAATAACTAAAAAGGAGAATAAAATGTTTATACTTAAAAATAAAAAAGGTGGAGTGGTAGATAAAACTTCTTACGATGAAGAAAAAGGTAATATCTATTATAATAATAAAAAGGTAGGGACTTTCGAATTAAATCACGATAGTAACCTTGGTAGTTATTATTTATATATTATGAATGAGGGAAGAGAATTTCATGATCACTACTTCGAAGATAAAGATATAATTAAGGCTTGTAATCTTTAATTTACATTGTTGAAATAATCGCTATATTAGGATAAATATGGCGATAACTATTAACCAATTACATCAAACAAATGAGGCAACCTTAACCCACATGGAAAAGAAGTTCTGTGAGGGTATAGCTAGTGGAAAAGGTAAGAGAAACGCTGCTGTTGACGCAGGTTATTCTGAAACTTCAGCTCACGTACAAGCTGCCCGCAACTTAAAGAAGGATAAACTTATCCAGTACATCGATAGATTGAGGGTTGATGCTAGGCGCTTGACAAGTGAGTCTGTGTCACAAGAGGTTGAAAAGCTTGACAAAGTGTATGCTGATGCTTGTGGCAAGAAGCAGTATTCAGCCGCAGTCAATGCGATAAGATTGAAGTCGCAGTTATTAGGGTTTTTGATTGAGAAGAAAGAAGTACAACACTCAACACTTGATGCTATGAACGCTGATGAGATGTCCTCATACCTAGACAAGATTGCAAAGGACCACAACATTCAGTAGCAAGCAACCCGGCCTTGTTGAAGGCTGTTGAAATTGGCTTGTTGAAATGTGCTTGAGCCCGAGTGATCAGCAGGGATCAAAAGATTATAGGATCAAGAGTGATCAGCAGGGATCAGGAGTATATATATCAACAACAATATAATAATTATTTTGTTTAATTGTGTAGAAAAATATATATACTGTACAGATATTAACTAAAACAGAAAGTAGAAATATATGACAAAGTTAGTAGAAAACAAAATACCTCTATCGTTTAGAGGAATAGCAGACAAAAGAGTTCTTTTTAGATTGTTCAATCCTAAAAGAAATAAATCTAAGTCTTTCAACATTTATGAAAAAGCTAGACTTAGTTCAACTATCAAGCAAGCCTTCGATAATGACTATAGAAAAGTGGATATCGAGTACGATACAACCGCTAACCTTAGATTTAAAAAAGCTAATGTGTTAGTAGATGTGCCTCAGTATATCAATAAATCTAAAAAGAAGCTCTATGAGGAAATGCTTTCATCTAACAGAGAGTTTATCAAAAAAAATAAAGTACCTCAAAGTATTATAGACAATCAAAAATACTTCGAGCAAATTATATCACAGTTATAATAATCCTAAATTAGGGAGCGAGAAATCGCTCCCTTGTTGAAATGTGGCTTGATGCTAGTTGCTTGTTGAAGTGTGCTTGATCAACGGTGATCAAGGAGGAAAGGCGCAAGAGGGATCAGCAGGGATCAAGAAAAATAAAAAAAAATTACTAGAAAAAGCTCTAAACAATTTCTTACGATAAAATAATAAAAACGTTTTTTAGTATAAAAAAATAATTATAAATAAATTAATTAAATTAATTAACGAAAGTAAAAAATGCTTTTATACTATTTTAGAAATTTAATATTTACGATATTTTTAATATTACTTTATTCTTATATTACGATTTAAACTAAAACGAGAATAATAAGAACGAAACGAGAACGAAACGAGTATAAAAAAGTTTCTACTTATACGAGAATTAAACGTTTTTTTTCTTTTAATTTCTTTAAAAATAAACTAATATTCTATTAATTATTTAAAAAGAAATATTTTTTTAAATATTTTAAGAATAATTAGAAAGCGAGAGAGATAGACTATACGAAAAAAATAGAAAATAAAATAATCGAAAATAAAATCGCGTTATCTTTTAGAGAATACGCTAATAAGAAAATTTTATTTAGATTATTTAATAATAAAAGAGATAAAACGAAGTCTTTTTTTATTTACGAAAAATCTAAATTTTCGACTAATATAGAG